AAAATTAAACGCTGAGATTGCTTCTAAAGTAGTAGCACCAGTATCAAATGAGCCAAAAGAAGTAAGAGATTTTTCTTTCTTTAAGGCAATCAACGATTTCACTAACGGAAAGTTAGATGGAGTAGAACGTGAAATGCACGAAGAAGCTGTAAACGAAGCTCGTTCAGCAGGTCGTTCAATAGATGGTTTAGGTATTCCTTCATTTATGTTGGAAACTCGTACTGATGTAACACAAGGTACTTCAGGTATCGCTCCTAAAAATGTATTAGGTTTTGCTGATGCGATGAGAGAAGCATCTGTATTTAACAGAGTAGGTGCAAACATCTTAACAGGTTTAAGTGCTAACACGACTATTCCTGTATCGGGTCACTCTACAGTAGCTTGGAAAGGTGAGGTTGCAGCAGCAACAGATGGTGGAGATAACTTTGATAGCGTGAATTTAGAGCCTAAAAGATTAGCTTCTTACGTAAACATCTCTAAGCAATTATTGCTACAAAACGGAGCATCAGCAGAACAAGCTATCATTCGTGACTTAGGTCGTGCAACTGCTCAGTACATAGACGCAACTTTATTTGCTACCGCTGATAGTGGAACAGGAGTACCACAGTCTTTGGGTCAAATGACATCAGGTACATTTGTTGAGGCAGCAACTCACGCAGCTTACACTTCAATTATTTCAGACTTTATTGAAGCTGAATCTGTTTTAGCAGTAGCAGGTGGTCTTGAAGGAAACTTAGCTTATGTAGCTAATCCTAAATTGATGAAAGATTTAAAACAAGCAGCACAAGTTGCGGGAGTTAACGCAGGTATGCAAGGGAACTTAGTGAATGGCTACCCTTGTTACTTTACAAATGGAGCTGCAGCTAGTTCTAGTGGTGCAGCATCTGCTGATTTCTTCTTCGGTGATTTCTCTAAATTGTATATGGGAATGTTCGGTGGTTTAGATATTATGGTTGATCCTTACTCGGTAGCAATCAACGGTCAAACTAGATTGGTGCTTAACCAATATATGGACTGGGGTGTTTCTAATGGAGCAGGTTTCGTTAAAGCTACTTCTTTGCTATAATAAATAGTTTTTAATTAAAGGGAGTCCTTCGGGGCTTCCCTTTTTTAACCTTTTTCACTTTTAATCTATGTACTTAGACCCAAACGATAACAAACAAGGCGATTTAGTTTTAGTCGATAACCCTGCTACTAAGGTGGTGTCGGTTACTGATATTAAGGCTCAGTTGCGTATTGATTCTAGCGATGAAGATACATTGTTGGGTTACTATATAGATGCTGCTACTGATATGGCTGAGAACTATTGTAATCGCCACTTCATAACACACCAATACAAACTTTACTTTAACGAGCAAGTAAATAAGGCTTCGTTAATATTTCCTAATTGTACTTTACATACTAATACTGACCCTGTAGAGAAACCTATTAATTGGGTAGATGAGAATGGAGCTGCTCAAAGCTCAGATAAGGCATATATAGACGCTTTCTCTAACCCTTCCTTAGTTTACCTTAGTTCGGACTTTCCAGGCACTACGCTAAAGGATAATGCGGCTAATACGTTTTACTTTTGGTTCAACACAGGATATGGTGCGGCTAGTGCAGATGTACCTGAAGCGATTAAACAAGCTATCAAGTTAATTGTAGCTGATATGTATTACTTCAGAGAAGATAGAAAGCGTCAGTTTCCTATGGCTTCTCAAATATTATTACAACCTTATAAGTGTTATCACTAGATGGCGTTTATAAGTCAAATAAAGGCAGGTGACTTTAATGTTCGTGTGAAATTAAAATCGCTTTCAGCTTCACAAGATGAATTTGGCGGTGTGACTAATACTTACGCAACCGTTCATACTATGTGGGCTAATAAAAATGTTAAATCTCTTCGTGATGTCGAGGAGAAGTTCGAAGGTAACGAGCTACAATCTTACTCTAGGTTTGTGTACACAATCCGATATTCTTCGGAAACAAGAAACATAAAATCTAATTGGGTTTTAGAAGAAGTTGGTTCGGACAACGATTTAGATATTATTGGGTACGTAATTGACCCAAGAAAAGAATTTATAGAGATATTCGTAAGCGAGGATTTACCAACTGAATCACCTGTATAGATGGGATTGTTTGGTAAAAATAAACCTGATGTAAAGAAAGACTCTGTATTACAAATTAAAGGTATTGATTCTGCACGAGCAAGTTTAAAGAAACTTGGTAAGAACGAAAAAGAATCTCGAACCTTAATAAACAAAGCACTAAGACCTGCGGCTCAGAAATTAGTCAAAGCTCTTAGGATGAAATACAAGCACGGAAGTAAGAATAAAGTTCCTGGACAAAGATACGATGAAGCAACAAAAAGTAAAAAAGTTGGTAAATCTATAGCAGATTCGATTGGTATCATTACAGCTCGAAGGTCTAAGAAGCCTGGCTTATTTGTTGGAACAAGATTAAAGCACCTTAACCAAACTTGGGTTGATGGTAAAAAAAGTAGGAATTTACCTGCGATGTTGTTAAACGGTACTAAAGAGCGTTCTCACAAAAGCGGTAAATCCACAGGTAGAATACAAAATCAACCTGATTATTATGAACAGGTAATGAATCAAAAAGATTCGGATGTTATGGCAACAGCCGAAAGAGATATATCTAAGATGTTAGATAAAATGTTTAAAAAAGCAGGATTTAAATAGACGTATGTTTCAAGATATAGGAAAAGAAATAATAACAAAACTCAACGCTACATCAGCTTTCACAACAGCTAATGGTGGTGCTAACAGAGTCTTTCCTGTGATTATACCGCAAGGTGTAACATATCCTTCGACCACGTTTGAGATAACCAACGTAAGCAACTTTATGAGTAAAGGCAGTTCGTTGAACTCTTGTGACGTGTCGATTCGGATAGCTTGTTTCGCTGACGTTTATTTAACAACATATAGTCAAGCTAAGGCAGTAGTAGAAGCCTTGGATTTGTACGAGGTGGAATACACCGAAGATGGTGTGACTTATACCGCTAAGTTTAGGTTTGAAACCCTAGATGATGAGTATTTTAAGTCACCTGAAAAGTTCTACAAAAACGTAATATTTAATTGTTTAATAATCAAAAACTAAATAAAAATGGCAATTCAAAATGCAACAAACGTAGCAATTAGAGTCGGTGGTAGAACTGATGGTAATACTATCGCTTATGCTACTTCAGCTTCTCTTTCTATCAATATGGATCTTCGAGATTCAACAACAAAATCATCACTTGGTTGGCAAGAAAACCTTGCAGGTTTAAAGTCTTGGGAATTAAGTGGAGATGCTTTTGTTGATGTTTCTGCTGATACTATTCAAGGAAATGACCCTTTTAAAGAAGGAACTGAAGTAGACTCTAATCTTAAAAATATTGGTTCATTATGGGCTACTTGGTTAGCAGGGGCAGCAGTAACTGTAGCTTTCGGTAATGAAACTCAAGAGTGGTATGGAAGTGCTATAATTACTTCTATCTCAATAGACTCAGGTGTAGAAGAAAACGCAACTTATTCTATTTCTCTTACAGGTACAGGAGCTTTAACAGCCGACCCTGCATAGTATTAACTTTTAAATCCATTAATTATGGCAATCAAAAACGCATCGGATTTATTAGTTTACAAAAAGTCACCTGCTAACGTAGCTCAGGTAACTAGAGTTAGAGTTTTAGATTCTACACCTTTAGTTAGTTTAGGTACTCTTAAAATTTTAAACACAACAAATGGCTCAGGAAATAATGTAGCTGAGTTAACAACTGCGTCTCTTACTGGAAATAACGCTACAAATGTTTTAGCACTTATTGGAAATCAACTTGATCCTAATGGTTATAGTAAAACTACAATACAAACTGATGGCGATTATAAGTATATGGATTTTACTAACGATTTTGCAGGTGATGTTAACACTTTAAGTGTAGTAGATGGTACAGCAGAAATAGAGGATGGTGCTATAGAAGTTATTGTAATTACTTCAGGTGAAACTTTAAATAGTTACGAACCTATCGCACATAGTACATCAGCTTCAATATCATTTAACAACGATTTGAGAGATGTTACTACAAAAGATAGTGCAGGATTTCAAGAAAACATTAGTGGTCTTAAATCGTTTGAGTTATCATCTGACGCACTACAAGACATTAACGCTGACTTAGATTTTAAAGAGTTCTACGATGATATTAACGAACGTAATGAAGTCATTATAAAATTTGCAGAACGTGACTCAGGTGTTAGGTGGGAAGGAAGTGGTTACGTATCAAGTCTTTCTATGGATGCAGGGGTCGAAGAGAATGTGACTTACTCTGTGACTATAACAGGTACATCATCAGTAGTTAAAGGTACATATTAATAAATAAACACAAATAAAAATGAAAAAGGTAGAATTAGGCGGTCAGGAGCGACCAATCAGATTTAGTTATTTATGCTTAAAAGAAATCTGCAAAAAGTTAGGTTTAAAGCTAAACGAATTAAATCAGTTAGGATCGGAGATAGACCACATCGGAGTTATCGCTTACTTTGGTTTGAAGTACGGAGCGAAGAAGATTGGAGAGAAATTTACTTATAAAATCGCTGACATTGAAGAGTGGTTAGATAACGAAGAGTTCTCTAAGATTAACGAAATATTCGAAGCGTTCCAACTCGACCAACCTCAAGGCGAGGGAAAGTAGTCGAGGGAGAGGAGATAGATTCTGAGCAAGGCGATATTGACTGGGACAAATTAGAGCAAATCGGTTTAGGGATGTTGGGGTTAGGTTATGATGAATTATATAGTTTAACCCCACGTTCTTTTAATAATCGCTTAGAGGGCTTTAAAATGCACCAGGAACAGATGTCACAGAACCAATGGGAACAAACTCGAATCATATTGATGGGTAGTTTGCAACCTCACTCAAAAAAGAATCTAAAGCCGCAAGAGATATTACCTCTTCCTTGGGATAGTAAGAATAAGCCGAAAAAAGAGATAGCTTCAAAAGAACACATACAAAAGGTTCTCGAGAAATACAATAAAAGTAAGTTTAATAAAATATAACACATAATGTCGTTTTCAGTAAAGACCATATCGATAATTGTCGCAGCTAACGTAAAAGGGTTAGAGAAGGGAATGGGTAAAGCTAACAAGAGTTTAGCTAATTTCGCTTCGGGTGCAGCTCGTATGGGTTCTTTACTTACCTTTAGTGTAACAGCTCCTTTAGCGGCACTAGGTAAAACCGCTGTAGATACCTTCGCTGAGTTTGAGGACTCTATGATGAAGGTTAATGTAGTTACAGGGGCTACACAAGAAGAGTTTGGTTTATTACAAAAAGAAGCAAAACGATTAGGGCAAGAAACAAGATTTACTGCAAGGCAATTTGCTGACCTACAATTAATATTAGGTCGTAAAGGTTTTGATCCGTCACAGATTATAGCGATGGAAGAAGCTATTGCTAAATTAGCTTTAGCGACTGGAGAGGACTTATCTCTTGCAGCAGAAACCGTGTCGGCTTCCTTAAAAGCATTTAATTTAGATGCAGACGAATCGTCACGAGTAGCAAACACTTTAGCACAAGCAGCAGCAACTTCATCAATACAACTTAGTACATTTGCTACTGCATTCGGTCACGCAGGTTCTTCTGCAAAAGCAGTAGGAGTAACAATAGAACGACTATCAGCGATGATGGGTGTCCTTATGGATAATGGTATTAAGGCATCTAAAGCAGGTACAGGACTTCGTAAGATATTTAGCAAACTAAACGAAGTAGGTGTACCTTTTGAAGAAACTTTAAGAAAAATGGCATCAGGTCAAATGACCTTAAACGATGCTACAAAATTAGTAGGTGAAACAGCATCCAATCAACTTCTTATACTTTCTAACAACTTAGATAAAGTAGATGAATTAACTGAAGGTTATAAAAATAATACAACAGCCTTAGATGAGATGGCTGCTAAAATGGATGAAACTACTAAGGGTAAATTAGCTAAGTTTAATTCAGCACTAGAAACATTTAAGATTACAGCAGGTGAATTGCTTATTGAAATGTTAATGCCTTTTATAGAAACACTTACTGAATTAACTAAAGAGTTTAGTAATTTAGATAAAGAAACTCAAAAACAAATAGTTCAATTTGGTTTAATTGCTGCTGTAGTTGGCCCTCTTTTATTACTTGCTGCCGCTTTAGCCCCTGTATTTGCTGCGATAGGTACTGCCTTATCTGCGGTTGGTAGTGTTATTGCTTCTGTGGCAGGAGCGTTTACTCTTGCTGAAATAGCAGCAGCAGCTCTTGCAGCAGCTTATTTTGAATTTTTAGGTATTGCAAAAGAAGCTGATAAAGAATTAGCTCAACGCAATAAATTACTTAAACAAAATTCTATAATATTATCTGATAATGGTACAGCTTTAACTAATTTACAGAAATTACATTCAGAAGATATAACAAATAATAAAGAAAGAGAAAAAGCACAAAAGAAACTAAACGAACAATTAAAAATACAAAACAAGTTTTTAGAAGAACAAAAGAAGAATATCGGTGCAACTGTTAGTCTTAAAACTGGTGATTCAGGAACTCAAGGACTTAGAGGTGGTCGACCTGATATGTCACAACTACCTGATCAAGCAATGGTATCTTTGTTTGGTTACGATTTAGGATTTACTGAAGAGCAAATAGTCAATCTTAACAACGAGATTGTAAATATGTTTACTAACTTCTCAGATGGTTTTGTAAATTTATTTGATAAGCAAACCAAGTTTGTTGAGATTAACGGAGAAATGGTTGAAGTTACTATGAGTTTCGGAGAAAAGTTTGGTAATTTTGTTTCTGACTTCTTGATTGGAATAACTAAGATGATAGCTAAGACAGCTATATTAGCAGGTTTATTGTCACTTGTAGGTTTAGGTAATGTAGTAGGTGGACCTGTTAGTGGATTTAAAGGTATATTTAAAAGTTTACTAAGTGGTGGTATTATGGGCTTTGCTGATGGTGGGCGACCACCTGTAGGTAAGATGAGTCTAGTAGGTGAAAGAGGACCTGAACTATTCGTGCCAGGTTCAAGCGGAACGATTATACCTAACCACGCTTTAGGTGGTGGAGGTGCAGCGGCAATCCCTGATGTAAGAATAAGTGGAAATGATTTATTGATAGTATTTAACAAATCAAAAAGAAGAAAAAACTTTAGATAATGGCGTTTAAAAAGGTAAGACATTCTCACTTATACGATCAAAAATCAAATAGATGGGATATTGAAATTTGGCAAAAAAACTTTACAGGTAGTTCTATAGAATTTGATTTACAAGGTGAAGGATTTGAAGTTACTTGGAACGGTCAAGGCGATACAAGAGAGAATGTTTTTCTAGCATCAGAGTTAACTTTAAATTACTTTATACAAAACCAAACAGACGAAGATTTTATCTATAATGACATTTTAAAAGATGGACAAGATAGCCATTATGTTAGAGTCTATAAAACTCCTTCAGGTGGCACTAAACAAATTTGGTGGTTCGGATGGATGTCAGCTTCATTTGATGCTATAGAAAACGCTCCATTTCCTTATATAGTAAGATTAAATGCAACCGATTCTTACGGGTTTTTCAAATCAAGGTCGAAAGATTCTTTTACAGATTACACAGATAAAACTTCTTATCAAAAAATAACTCAAATATTAGGTCGTCAAGATGACCCTGATTCGGGTAATAATCATAGAGGGTTTTTAGGTAAAATGAACTTAATGCCTTCAATAAATGGTACAAGCAATTTGACGCCTTGTCCTCACAGAACTGATGGAAACGAATCTAGTGGAACTAATTACACTATCATAATGAAAAATATGATAAATTGGTTTCGTAGAAATGTAAGTGGAACAATTAATGATTACAATATAACTTACAATCCGCCTGGAAGTAGTCCCGCACTTAGAGATCCGTTCTTTAATTATTATTTCTCAAAATCACCTTTTGGAGCTGAGGATTCATATAATGAAAATGACGAATTAATAGAACCAATAGGC